TATTTCTCTAGCTGCAGATTTTATTGCTGCTAACGTGGCCATAGAGTTCCTTCTCACGATATTATACTACACATCATAAAAAAGCGCTATATTTTTTTTCTTTTTTTTGAGCTTTTTTCGGTTATAATATATTTATGAAATTAAAGGTTTATTGCGTAAAGTGTGGGGCTCTTCATGAGTATGTGTCTGAAAAGCCAAACTTTTGCCAGAAGTGCGGTGCCGTTTTTGCCCACGCAAAAGTACAAGGAATTACGCCATCAGTTGATACTGAAGAGCAAGAAGAAAATCAAAACGAACAATCGACATCTATATCGCCAACTATGACTGGATTAGATTATGAACTCGAAATACTAAGCAGTCAGCAAACTGGTCCGACGCTTGGGGAGCTAGGAGGGTCACCCCCAGAAAAAAGATGGACAAATAAAGAGTTGGGTATAAAAGGAAAAAGGGGAAGACCAAAAAAAATTAAAAAGGATGAGGTACTAAAGGAGTTCCAGAAAGAAGCTGGCGCTCTCAAGCAAAAGCCTAAATGAGCAAAAAGAAAAGCTCAAAAACAGCACCGAAAAAAGTAACATTTGAAGATTGCCTTGACATGATAAATGTCGAAATTTCTAAAAGGCGATCCAAATGGCAGCTTGACTCTATAAGCTGGATGGATTATGATGATGTTTCTCAAATCGTAAGGTTCCATATATATAAAAAGTGGCACCTATTTGATCAAACTAAAAATCCAAAACCTTGGGTAAGAACCATCATAACCAACCAAATTAAAAACTTAGTTAGAAATAATTATAGCAACTTTGTTAAACCCTGCAACAGGTGCGAGGCGTCGATAGGTGAAAAAGGATGTACCATATACGGGGAGCAAGGACCAGATTGTCCTCTATATAAAAACTGGTCTAAAAATAAAAAAAGTGGACTACAAACAAAATTTGCTATATCTTTAGACAGCCACTCGCAAGAAGCGTTTTACATTACAAATAATAAGTCTTTAGACATAGAAATAAGCAGTAGAAACTTGCACAAGCGAATGGAGGAGGTACTAAAGCCCCACGAATGGATGATTTACAAATACTTATATATAGATAACTTATCAGAACTTGAAGTAGCAAAAAAAATGGGATATAAAACCTCAGAAAAAAATAGATCTCCTGGATATAAACAAATTAAAAACGTAAAGAAAAGAATAATAGCGCGAGCAAAAAAAGCGATAGAAGATGACGAAATAGACATTTATTAAAATGAGTTCACACACAGAATTATCCAACGAAGCACAGGCTCTCATCTTACAAGAGTGGGACTCTCGTCGAGATAATCCGCCCTCTTTAAAGGAAATGATAAATCTGGCTTTTCCTGATCAGGGCTTAGACGGCAGAACGAAAGAAGGAAAACTTATAAAAGCTTTTTTGGCTACACAAAAAATAGAAGCAAGATCACTGCACGACTACCAACCCAAAGCAAAAATAGAACTTTCTGAAGACCAAAAAGAATATATCAGAAATAACTTTACGATGATGACCTCCGTTGAGATGGGTAAAATACTGTTCGACGACCTAGATCTAACAAACCTTAGCCAAGAAGCGAGAACAATAAACGAATATGTAGAAACCTTAAATGCCACGATATCTTTTGAACACACAGCAGGCGTTGCAACAGCAGCATACAGGGTCCCCAAAACTATTGACAAGGCGATAGCAAAAATAAATAAATATGTCCATCATGGCATAGACAAAAACAAGATCAATACAAAAATAAAAAAAGATGTAGAAAGGTTTATAGGATACTTAAACACCTACAGATTTCTCCACCAGATAAACAATTACGGAGACCAAACGAACAGAGATCTTTTCGAGAGTAGCTTCGTTAGATATACCAACGATAAGCCAGATCTATCGCAAGAAGAAGTCGATCAATATATCGTCCTTTCCGCAGAGGTTGTTATTGCTTCTAACATCCAAAGGAGAATCGAGCATCTTTCTGTCTTGCTTGATGATTCTGCTAATAATACCGAAGGAAGAAGAATATCAATGGCCCTTGTTGAATCCATAAGCAAATCTCAAACCGAATATAACCAGTGCATCAACAGGCAACAAAAACTTCTCGAAGCACTTAAAGAAAAAAGAAGCGATAGACTCAAAAGTCAAATCAAAGAAAACGCCAGCATAATAAGTTTAGTTCAAATGTGGAAGGAGGAAGAATCAAGAAAGAAGCTTATAGACCTAGCAGAAATACGCAAAAAAGATCTTAAAAAAGAAATAAAAAATCTTTCAACGATGGACGAAGTAAAAGCAAGAATACTAGGTCTTTCCGAAGATGAGGTTCTCAATGGCTAGCATATGTAAAATTTGTGATAAAAAATTTGACTCTGATCGAAGTCTGCACTCCCACCTAAAGGCGCACGAAATCAGGATGGTCGAATATTATCAAACGCAGCATCCGCGTCATGACAAACACGACGGAAATATAATCAAATTCAAAAATAAAGATCAATATTTTTCTACCGATTTCAACAGTAGAACACACATGAGAATGTGGCTTAAAGATCAACCCAAAAACGAAGCCGTAGGATACTGTAAAGATCTACTTGTAAAACGAAAAAACAAAAAAAACTTAATATATTCCCCGTGCCAAGTCGAACTAAGATCCGTAATGATTCCCCCGATTCATTTTTACAATAAGGTTATAGGCAACTATTACGAACTGTGCGAGTCGATAGGTCTCAAAAATAAATATGTTGACATCGACAACATTACATATGGGACATCTTTACAAAATCAAAAAATATACATAGATACGAGAGAACAAAAGCCCCTTAAGTTTAAAAGAGAAACCGAAACGAAAACTCTTAAATTCGGAGACTATGCGCTTAGCGACAAAGAGGCAACTTGTAATTGTTATATAGAAAGGAAATCTGTTGGCGACTTTATAGGTACAATGAGCGGCGGAATCGAAAGATTTAAAAATGAAATAGGACGGGCGAAAGATGCAGACGCATATTTGGTAGTGTTGGTCGAGGAGTCTTTTTCAAACTGCCTATCGTTTAATTATTTGCCTCATGTTTATAAAAAGAATACCAAAGCCACGCCAGAGTATATCTTTAGAAACGTTAGAGACTTAATACAAGAATATCCGCATATACAATTTTTATTCGTACATGGAAGAAAAAAAGCCTCAGAAATTGTAGAAAAAATATTTACTTGTGGCTGCCTATATAGAAAGATGGATTTACAATTAGCTTATGATAGTAAGGTTTTATAATGTGGTACTGTCCAGATAAATACAAAATAGACGTACCAAACGTAAACGAAAACCTCTCTCGCCTAGAGGGATATTTGGACGAAAAAGAAGCGAAGATTACCTTAGCTAAATTTTTACAAGCTAACTTGGGGTTTACAACCGATTTAATTTCTGGGGTTAAATTAGCAACCTACCAAGAAATCACCCTAAAAGCCATGATGAAAAGAAACTTTTCTATGTGCGTGTGGGGTCGTGGTTGCGGTAAAACTTTTATTGCTTCTATTTTCTGTTTTCTCCAGTGCATTTTTAACCCTGGGACAAAGATCCTTATAGCTGGTCCCACATTTAGAACGGCTAGGTTTGTATTTAATAACTTAGAAAAAATAGTCAATTCAAAAGGCGCAGAGTTATTGGCTCAAGCTTTTGGCGCAAAGACAAGAAGGAACGATCAGTTTGAGTGGCTGATTAACGGTGGATCAATTACAGCCATACCTTTGAACGGGGAAAAAATTAGAGGTTTTCGCGCAAACGTTTTGGTTCTTGACGAGTATATGCTCCTTCCAGAAGACATAATCCAAACTGTGCTCATGCCCTTCTTGGTGGCCCCACAGAACATGAAGGAGAGAATAGAAATCCGAGAAATAGAAGATAAGCTTATAGAAAAAGGAGACATGGAAGAAAAGGATAGGCTGGTTTTTGAAAACGATACAAAAATGATAGCTCTATCCTCTGCAAGTTATACTTTTGAAAATCTATACAGAACATATAAGGACTGGACAGCAAATATATATGGTAAAACCAAAGGCGATGATACGGGAGTAAAGTATTTTATTTCACAAATGGGATACGAAGCCCTGCCAGCGCACATGATAGATAAAACAATTATTGATGAGGCACAAAGCGGCGGACAAAGTCACTCTTCTTTTCAAAGAGAATATTGTGCTCAGTTTACAGATGGAAGCGACAGCTACTTTAGCGCAAAGAAAATGCATGAGTGCACCATCCCAGATGGAGAGAGCCCGACTACAAAAATCGTGGGTGACAAGGGTACAAAATATATTCTCGGTATTGACCCAAGTTTTAGTAACAGCCCCAGTTCGGACTATTTTGCCATGGCTGTTCTCGAATTAGATGATGAAACTAAAACTGGAACGCTGGTTCATGGTTATGCTGTCGCTGGCGGAGATCTAAAAGATCATATAAAATATATGTACCACGTGATGTCTAATTTTAATATTGAGATGATTGTCATTGATAACGCGGGTTTTCAATTTATAGATAGTTGCAATGAAAATAAATTATTTATGGATAGTAAAATCAATATGAAATTTTTTGATTTTGATAGCGACGCAGAGGGCGTAGATTATGATAAGGCACTAAAGAAATCAAGACGAGAATACAATAAAGAAAATAAGAAAATCTGCTTTAAGCAGGTATTTACGACAGATTTTATAAGGAGGGCAAACGAGCACCTTCAGGCCCGCATAGACCATAAAAGAATATGGTTTGCTTCTAGGGTACAAAGTGACGGAGAAGCTTTCAATAAATATTCTAATGTTAACGTGACATTAAAAAACGTTGGCGAGCCCTCTCTTTTAGATTTTATAGAAGCCCAAGACGCCTTAGTATATCAGACGAAACGACAGTGTGCCCTAGTCGAAGTAACAAGCACTGCTAGGGGCCATCAAACCTTTGACCTCCCGCTCCACCTCAGAAAAAGCACCTCCGCGAACAGAGCTAGAAAAGATAATTATACGACTTTAATGCTGGCAAATTGGGCGACAAAATGCTATTATGACATGATGGCTGCACCAGCAGAGGAGCCTGAAACTTTTACCCCGAGAATGCTATAAAATAGTGTAAGTATAAAAATATGAAACAAGGTCAAAAAAGGTCAAACCAGACAAAAAAAGCAAATGAGGGCGAGCCGCTAATGGTCTCAACGGCAGCGGTCTCAACGGCAACGGTGTCAACAGCCGCAACATCTAGCGATACGACCACTAGAACGAGAAGAAACAAGGCTGGAAGCATCAATAGAACTAATAAGTATACCAACATAGAAAACGGCTTAGTTCCGTTCAAGTATTCCTCTGGGTCTTATGGCTCTAATTCCAATATTGACGTTAGGGATGCTGTTATTTTATGTCAAAAAGCGTATTATAACTTTTCTATTTTTAGAAATGCCATGGATTTGATGACAGAATTTTCGGCAAGCGACATATTCTTTCGCGGGGGAAGCAAAAAGTCTACAGACTTTTTTAACGCCATGTTCAAAAAAATAAACATGTGGAGCTTACAGGATAAGTTTTTTAGGGAGTATTATAGATCTGGTAATGTTTTTCTTTATAGGTTCGACGCCAAGATACAAAAAGGTGACTTAAATAAAATGACCCAGACTTTCGGCGCATCGAAAACAAAAAAAACATACGTTATACCGTCCAAGTACGTAATTTTAAATCCAGCCGACATTCAGGTCGGTGGAAATATATCGTTTTCCTCTGGAAAATATTACAAGGTATTAAGTGACTACGAATTAGAAAGACTAAAGAATCCGAAAACAGAAGAGGACAAAGAAGTCTTAGAGAATCTCCCTAAAGAAGTAAAAGATTTAATAAAGCAAAGGGTAACAGCCGTTTCGATACCACTGGATCCAGAAAAGTTAAGTGCGGTTTTTTATAAGCGCCAAGACTACGAGCCGCTGGCTGTTCCTATGGCCTATCCAGTTTTGGAGGATCTTAACTGGAAAGCAGAATTAAAAAAAATGGACATGGCCGTGACGAGAACAATGCAACAAACCGTTCTTCTTGTTACCATGGGCGCAGAACCAGATAAGGGTGGAATAAACCATAAAAATTTAGCAGCCATGCAAAAGCTTTTCGAAAACGAGTCCGTAGGAAGAGTTTTAATTGCGGACTATACAACCAAGGCTGAATTTGTTGTTCCCAAAATTTCTGATCTTTTAGACCCCAAAAAATATGAGCTCGTAGATAGAGATATCACAATGGGGCTAAATGCAATAATTACTGGTGTCGGAGAAAGGTTTGCCAATCAAAGTAGTAGGGTCGAACTTTTCGTTGCTAGGCTAACGAAAGCTAGAGAAGCATTTCTAAATGACTTTCTATTGCCAGAGATAAAAAGAATAGCTAAGGACCTAGGGTTTAAAAATTATCCAACCGCGTATTTTGAACCAATTTCACTAACTCAAGACGACACGGTAACAAGGATATATGGTAGATTAATTGAGTTGGGTATCTTAACGGCGGAAGAGGGCATAGAGGCTCTTGAAAGCGGCAAGTTGCCAGACAGCAAGGAGTCTATGGACTCTCAAGAGAGATACCTGAAACTAAAGAAAAAGGGATTTTATGAGCCTCTAACTGGTGGTCCGAATACCCAAAAAGAACTTGCAGATAAAACCATTAAGTCTCAGGAGAAGCAGGCTGACGAACAGCGAAAGCAAGCTGAAAAGTCACAGAAACAGGAACTCAAAGTAAGAGAAAAGGAAATTCAAAAACCAAATACGAATAATATTCCGAAACCTAATGCCCCCCAACAAACGGGAAGGCCCCCAGGTACCAAAGCACCGCAGTCAACAAAAAACGTCAAACCCGTAGGAGCGGATTATCACAAGTTTTCTTTGGAAACAATAAAAGAAAATTTTATCAAAGCAGATAAGACCTTTAACAAAGTTTGCGGACTTTTAAAGAGAAAGCACAAAGTAAAAAAACTCTCTAAAATCCAGACAGAAATAGCACATGGTATAACAAGCGTTGTGATAGCAAACGAAGAGGCGAAAAACTGGGAGTCAAAGGCAAAAGACTACATAAAAAACCCAGTAGACACAAACAAAAAAAGAATACAAGAAATTAGAGATATATCATACGCTCATCAAGTCGATGACTATCTGGCAAGTATTTTATATGCAAGCAAAATATAAGGGTCCAACATGTCTCGTAACAGGATAATATACAATGTACAAGACGTTTTTATGGGGGCTCCCTCGGGTGAAAGAAACCCTTATGTAACTGGCGTAGTTGGCCATGAAGTACTAAAAAGGCTTAACCGCGTACAGAGCTTTAATTATTCAATAGGTCTTGAAGAACAAGCTGTATCCATATTGGGAAAATCTATACCCGCATCAAGACAAAAATCAGATGCCCCAAACATTTCCGTAGATTTAAGTTATATCACAGATGGAATATCCAACGAACATAGAATGGGGTTTTATACCGAAGATCAATCAAACTCTATACAAAGGAACTTCTTTTATGAT